TTTTCATCATTCCACGTAACTTTTTAAACTTTTCAGGATTGATACCAGTTTCTTTACCTCTCAAATCTTCATACTCTTTTCTTAGTCTTTCAATTTGTTTGTCTGTAAATTCTTCTATGTATTCAACTTCTTCTTTAAAAAAGTTTTCTTTAACTTTTGTAAACTGTGCTTTGTTGCCATATGTAGAATACATAATTTTATCACCAATTTTAAATTTACTTGCAGATTGTGAAGCCCTAGTCTGTGCATAAACTCTTGCTTTGTGAGACTGTTTACTTGGTTTATTCTTTTTATTATAATCGTCTCTCATCTTTTGAGCTTTCTTCAAATCTTTATTCGTACCAATAACTTTTTGTGCATTATCACCTGGGCCAGCAGTTATTACATATAACTCACCAGCAGTTGGTTTAAATTTTTCTTCTACACTTTCATTCTTCTCACCTGTTTTATATGAGTACGCTGTTTTTAGATAATCAGTTGCTTTAGTAATTTTACCTTGTACCCATTCTTCAACATCACCATCATCTTGTACCATTTTCTCAATGCCATCTAAGAAGTGTCGCATTTGATTTACTTGATTCATTATCATATCAACTTCAGCAGCACCACCAGTATCATCACTATCAACTGCTTCTTCAACACTTTCTGCTTTTATTTGAGCGCCATAAAAGTTCTTTATATCTCTAGCATATTTGTTTAAGTCTGTGTTATTACCATATACTTTTAATTTTTTTGGATTCATAACATCTGTCTTCAAACCTAGTTTTGGACCAAATATTCGTATTGCTTGTATTAAGTCTTTCATTTTTTTAGGGTCGTTCAATGTGACTGTCATTGTTTTAAATTCTTCTAAATCAGTTTCGTCTTTCAAATCTTTAGTCAATTGTTTTGCTTGTTTATCATGTGCCGTAACTGATTTTTTCAACTGTTTGATGATAGGTTTGATTGTCTCTTTATCTTTATCATCTAAAGCTTCAGTAGGCTCATCTTTTATCTTCTGGATCTGTTGTTTCAATGCGTCAATCTTCTTGGCTTTGTCCAGTTTATCTTGTGCTTTTTCCACGTCCTCAGAATACATTTCTTTTAGTATTTGTGACATTGGTTTATTATACTTCATATTTCTCTCCGTGTACTATTTATACTAATCATCAACTTTGGCTCCAGCTCTCCATTGATAACATGACCAATACCCTGCGGTTGTTTTATCTTTTTTTTGATCACAATTATGTCTAGCACGAAAACTTTTTCTCGCACCTGCGTCATCACGATTGATACTCATGTTAGGATCACCAAAAGAAACCTTTACAACATTACCTTTTGCGTTCTTTACATAGACATAAAACTTTTTCGTACCGCCTCTTTTAGGGTCATTTAAAGTTACTTTTTTGCCTTGATATTCTGCCTCTGTGATTCCTTCTTGTTCATGTTCATATATCATACCTTCACATACTAAATCTATTTCTTCAACTTGTTTTAATGTTTTTATCTTATCCATTATTAACCCCTTACCTTTGAAGCTAGATCAGAATCCGCTTTACCCCAAGTACCACTTGATTTGGTGACAAATGAATTAACTCTAGCCATACCCCATTGTTGTGGAGTAGTTCCTGGTCTATGACCTGTTCTCCATGCAGCCATACCTCTGTTATAGACTTTCATCAATATACCATAAGGCATACCTGATTTGGCAGCTTTCTTTTTCACACCTTCGTTTTCAGATAACAACTCATCAAACATTTCAGATACAGTATGATCTAGTTTAACTCTATAATCTGTACCATACTCGTCTTTGTATTGTTCAATTGTTTCATCTAACTCTGACCATGATTTAATATCTTTGATTTCTTGTTCTACATCTTCACCAAATTTTTTCTTAAAGGCAAGTGTATGTTTAGATGGTTTAGTTTTTCCACTAGCGTCACCAGGTGCTGGTTTATATGCTGCTGGATTATCATCATCCATCTTTGCACCTTTTTTAAAGTGTGTGTCTCTCGCTGACTTTGTAGATTTAGATTTTATACCAGAATAATATTTTTTAGGTTGTGTACCTTCTTTATCTTTAATGTCTGGATCTTGAGCTGCTTCACCTTGTGCTCTTTTTAATTGATCTGGAGTAGGTGCGCCTTTCTCACCTTTCTTTCGCATTTTTTCTCCACGTTTTCTTTTCATGTGAATATTATGCCAAAGACCTTTTTCTTCTAATTCAGTTTCCTCCTTAACAGGTTTCATTGAGCCAGAACGTAACTTATTATAGTTTTTACTTAAAAATCTTTCTGCTTTACCTTTATCAGTAGTTACTAATATTTCTTTTTCATCTTTATCTAAAACTCTATAATGCATTACTCTACGACCACGAACATCTTTTTTTAACATAGAAACATATGGCTTGATACCTTCTTCAATATCAACTTCTTCAAACATTTTATTCAATATTTTATGATAACCTTTAGAACCCATTGTCTTTTCTAAATTTTGTATATCTTTCTTTTCTTTAGGTGTTAATAAAGTAGTCTTATCTAATATTTTTTTAAGATCATTTAAACTTTTCTTTTCATCAAGTTCTACTTCTTCAAACTTTTGAAACTTTCTAGTAGTAACTAATTTTGCATAGTCTCTTACTTGACCTGGTGTTTTAATATTAAATGTTCTTTGTGTGTGTATTTGTGCTGCATTGTCGGGGCCTTGTGTCCAATCATCTACATCAGTAATTTTTGGTTGACCTGGTGTCTCAATTGGCAACTTTCTTTTCTTATCTTTCTTTTCATCTTTTTCAGTTTCGTCTTGTTCATCTTCAACGCTTTTTTTCTGTGCGTCTTTAGCTGAATTGATTTCTTCTTCAAAAGATTTAAAAGATTTTAATTCGTTAGCATTCTTTTGTAATACTAGTTTCTTCTTATCAACATCTTCAACTTGTAATTCGCTGTCAATATTGTTTGCTGGTGTGATTTCATTTAACCATGCTTTTTCTACACCACCATCTTCCATTTCATATTGTACATAATTTGGTCCACGTTTAATAATCTTACCAACATTTCCGTTGTTATTGTTTTCAACCATATCACCCATATTAAATACTTCATTGTTGTGATAATTTTCTCTTATCATTCTCAATTCATCATCTTCTGGTGCCATCGCCTCATTCACTCCCATACCTTTTTTTAAGTCTTTAAATAATTTCATAGCGTCCTTCTCCTTGGTGCCTGATATCAGTCCTTGTTTGAAACTTGTAAAGTCGTTTACAGAAGCAAATGCTCTCATCTTGCTCGCACTCATGCCTTTTGCACCAGTGGCGTCTGCGTCTCGTTCTCCTGCACTTACAACATTTACAGTATCAAAGTTATAATCTGTACCATTATATTTTTTAATTAGCTTTTTAAATTCAGCAACTCTATCACTACCTGCAATCATATAGACATCTGTATATTTTTTATCAAATCTATTTTTCAATATTTCCATGAATGTACGTTCAGTTCCAATAGCTGGTAGTATAGTTATGCCTCGTGGATATACTTTCTTTAAGTATGCCACTTTTTGTTTTACTGTCAAAGGATTTTTAACTTTATCCTGACTTGCACTCACATATAGCACAGGTAAGCCTTTAACCCTTTTTGCTATAGTAATAATTCTTTCTATAAGTTTTTGGTGTCCAATAGTAGGTGGATTCAATCTACCAAATGCAAAAACAACAGGTTGTGTTTTACCTGTATCTTTTTTTAATAATTCTTTAAGCGTTTTCATTTGATATCCTTACTCGTAATATAGGTTTATCGTTTATTGTTATATCACCTTTATCATTCTTGCCTATCTTTTTTACTTTGATAGGTTTGTTTTTAAACTTGCCACCTTTGACTACATCACCTACTTTAATTGGTACGTTGATGTCTTCAATAGCTCTATCTCTAAATCTTGGTTCTCTACGATTAATTGTTGGGTCTTCGTTTCTAAGATTATCTGGATCATTGTTCATAGGATCATTATCTTTGTGTCCTACATCTAATCCTTTTACTGCCTTATCACCCATAACTCTACGTGCTTTGTTTCTAGAAGAACGTCTGGCAATCTGTTCTGGTCTTTTATGATATCTTTCATATTCCTGTGTATAGTTTCTTGCTTCAAATGCTGCTTGTTTCTTTTCTAATTCTTTTCTCATCCACATTTTTGCTACATGATTTGTTATAGGTTTTTTAACTATTCTTGAAACCATCTTGTATGCTTTCGCCAGAACATCATCATTTGCTTTATTATTATCAACAACATAAAAGTTTTTCATACCAAATAGCATTTGTAACTTACCCATGTTTCGTTGTATTTGAGCATGACTTTTTTTCGCAATATCAATTGGTACTGTTCTATCTCTAGAAGCATTTCTTGCCAAGGCGACTTCTAAGCTTGTATTCACAAACACCATATGGCAATCGTAACCTAATCTTTTCAATGCAGCTAATCCTGTTTCTATTTTAGAAATATCTCGTGCGGTACTATCAATTACTAAACCTAATCTACTTTGTATATACAAATCTAAACCTTTTCCTGTTAATGCTTTTGATTTTGCTCTCATTTTATCTCTAAAATATTCTTCTTCTGGTGGCATGTCTAACGACAATCCTGCTTTTTTTAATGACCTTTCAAATGCATTATCTGAATTAACATTCTTCAAACCAAGACCACCTGTAATTCTTTTTGTTACATAACTCTTACCAGAACCTGGACCACCTGCAAGAAAGAATGCTTTGAAGATACCTGGGTCATATAAACCTTCTTGTATGATAAATCTTTCTATCATTTCTTTTCCCAATTCTTTGCAGCCGTAAAGTTTTGAATACTAAACTCTAATCTATCTACAAGTTTTACTGCCTTACCTTTTTTATCTACTGCAACGTATCCTTCTGGATTTGTTGCAACCATACCTTTTGGTGTAATCTTAAATGTGCCAATACTTTTTGCCTTGTTTAGTTTTGATATAATTACACCTTTTGCTGTCTGTAATGTTTTATATGTAGCACATGCAAAGTAAACACTTTCATTATGATTGTCAATGAATTTTAAACCTGTATCTTGTATTACTTGATATTTTTCTTTTGACTTTTCTGTTTTTACTCTATCTATTTCTTTCTGTGTTCTTTCTTTATAAAACTCTCTAAATTTACTTGCTGTTTCTTTTGTGCTTGGTAAATCACTTGCGGCACGAATGAAACTATTTAAATATGTTTTTAATTGTACACCTACAGATAAAGTATTCTTTTCTGTTTTTACTTTATTTAATAATTCTTTTGATTTCTTTAACGAACCAGACGCCATGTTTATAGTCTTTTGCAATTGTTGACTTTCACCTATTGTCATTAATGCATTACCTGATACATCTTTATAACTTGCGTCATCATACCAAACGTTAGGTGTTCTTCTTAGTTTAGAAACATTAGCACCAAACTTAGCATTTAGTTTATCAAAACTTCTACCTTTATATGTTGTATGGAATATTATACCTAGTTTACTTCTTGTTATCTTTTTACCAAATGGCGTATTCTCTGGTACCATGTAAACAATAGTATTTGGTTGAAATGAAATCATTGCTTCTTGTTTACCTGAAGGATCTTTATATGCTGTTTTCTTTTTTGTTGAATTGGTAAACATTAAATCACCTTGTAGTATTTCTTTCATACCTAAACCAGAAAGATATTGTAAACACTCTCTTAAAATATTTGCAACTGGTCCTTCGTGATTGTTTCTTATATCTTGTATTGTATAATTTACTTTAGGTGTTTTGTTAAATACTGATTTTGTGCCTACAAAAAATTTACCATTTTCAGGACTTGGTCCACAAACTATTGCTGGTGCGCCATCCCACTTTGTAGTAACATTTACTTTACTTGTGCTATTACCTGCCAACATACCATTTAATGCTTCTAAAAAAGCAATAGCATTTTTACCACCTTCAAAACCATTATTGATTATATCATCTTCTAGATGTTCTAAATGTGTATTCTTATCTTCGTTTAATAGTTCCATTAGAATTTTATAAACCTCTTTACTGATACATCAGGTATCATACCTAAAAATTTAAGCATTTTATCTACACCTGCTTGTATAAAACTTTTTGCTTTATCTACAACTTTTGTAAATACAGATTTTACTTTTGTTTTAATTACATCTATGATACCCTCATCTAAAGTACCATACCATTCTTTTGAGTAATCTTCTTTTTGTCCTGCCATACTATCTACGATTAAAGATACAACTGACCAAAAATTATATTCACCAGTTTTTTCTCCACCTGCTTTTCTTGAACTTGTTTTAAATCTTGCTTGTAGTTTCATGGCGTCTGCAATCTTTTTACAATAGCCATCATCATTTACACTTTCTATTTTAACAGTAGTGCCAGCATGATTAGCCACAACCATAAATTCAGCTGCACTATTACTTGCACGCCCATACTTTTCGTAACCAGACATTGCTTCTCTAGCAAATGCAATTTTAAATTTTTCTGACTTTTCAAATAAACTACCTAATTCTACCATACATTCTTTGTGAGCTTTTTCTGCTTTATTCACTACTGGATTATCACCTTTTTTAATAATAGGTCTTAATTGTCCAGGTGCCACGGTGCTTGTAACAAATTTATTAAACACAGCATTTGTCTTTTTAAATTGTTGTGATTTTTTTAATGCAGGTGTTGATTTCAATGCAGCATAAAATGTTGCTGTACTCTCTGCCTTGCCTCCTGACATTAATTGAGCCATACCTATCTTTAGAGACAGTCTTTTATTACCTATGAGTATATCTGTTTTTGGAGTGGTGTCTGTTGCACCATATAACTTCCAGAACGGAGTTAGTTTTGATTTGGCACGACCATATTGTTCTGCCTTAGCATTCTTGTTACCAAATTTTTTTGCGATTGCAGCTGCAATGAGTTGACCTGCTTTTAATGCAGCCTTTTCTTTTTGCAACATTTTATAGACATCAGGACTAATACCAGAAGACGCAAGGTCTAGTTTCTTGCCATTATTCTTATGCCAACCAATAACTATAGCTGCTTCATAATCCTCTGCTTTTAGTTTTGCTTCCTGTAAACTTACAGGTTCGTCTATGAAATCTTTAAATCCCCTCATCATTACTCCCATTTATATACTAAAGTAACTATTTAGTCAAGGAGAAACTTAGGAAGACCACCATTTACCTTCCATATCTGATTTTTATTGTGCCAATCTGCAAATTCTTTTGCTTTTTCTCTAAATTCAAAGGTTTTAACAACCATAGGCTTACTGTGTAGAGAGCAAATACCTTGTATTACTTCAAAAATATATTTCTTATTTTTCTTTCTAGTTTTAACAGTATATTCTAGATTAGAATTGGAAGTCTTGGAACTTCTTATATTTTTCCTCGGCGCTGTCTTCTTGCGTTTCTTTAAGGTTATGTTCGACATATTTGTTCTCCTTTGGTTGTATTAAGTTTTGTGCTTGTTGTTCAATATCAAACAGTTTCATTCTTGTACGGTCTACACCAATCATAAACTTTCTATTCATGGTTGGATCGTTATATCTGTTCTTTAATTGTTTGACAAGCATTTGCCCTGCCTTTTCTAGTTCTTCACTAGAGATCAACGCAAACATAAAGTCTGCTGTTGCTGGAAGCCCGAAGGATTCAGAGGTGTCCTCTAAACCTATGTCTGTTGAAACGAAACCTGATCTGGTCGTTTGTGTTGCCGTTACGATAGGCACATCTAATTCTACAGCCAAACCTCTTAGTTCTTCAGCAATTGCTTTGATATAGGTATAACTGTTAATATTAGAACCTGCCTTAAATCTTGATGAGGCACATATATTAATATAATCAATAAAAATAATATCTGGTTTGAAAGTTCTTTTCAATGCCAATTCATTTACTAAGGCACGATAATGATTTGCACCTGCACTAGCAGTTGGATACTCTTTAATAATTAGTGTGCCAGTAGTTTTAGATTGTAGTTGTGTAATCTTATCATTGAATAATTTTTTATTCAACATATGTAAATCTTCCATAGAAATATTAAGTAAGTTTGCGTCTATTCTTTCAGCAATTCTTTCCTCTGCCATTTCCATAGTGATATACAAAACATTTTTGTTTTGTGCCAATGCACTTGCAGCTTGATGACACATGAATAAAGTTTTACCAACACCTGTACCTGCCAATGCAACATTGAGAGTTTTAGTTGGTAAACCACCTTTTGTAACTTTGTTGAAATAGTCTAGATCAAAAGGTATTTTAGTTTCTCGTTTATGGTAAAAGTCAAATCGTTTTTCTATATCGAGTAAATAATCGTGCCCCACAGCATTATCAAAACTAACAGACAAAGCGTCACGGAGTATTTCTGGTATTGCTTCTTGGGTATGTTTTTTATCTTTACCATCTAATATATGTATACCTTCCATAACTGCATTATGAACAGCACGATCTTTACAAAATTTTTCTGTGGTATTGACTAACCATTCTAGGTCAACATCTTCAGGATTAAGAGAAGTTATAAGAGATACTATTTGTTTGTATTCATCTTCATTCAGGTCTTTACGTTTACCAAGGTCTATTTGTAGAGTTTCTTTTGTAGGTCGTTTATTGTATTGAGAAATAAATTTTTGTATTTCTGTAAATACTACACGCTCACTACGGTCTTGAAAATACTCTGGTTTAAGAAAAGGTAAAACTTTTCTCGTATAGTCTTCGTTATGTATTAGATTCCTGAGAGCCGTTCTCTCTATCTTCTCCGCTGTTACCATCTTTTTCCTTTTCTATTTCAATCGTTAATATATCACCAATTGTGTTAATAAAGTTATCTGACTTTGTATCCACATCATTAGGATTTTCGTGAACATCATACTCAAACTTCAATCTTAACTTTTCATCTTCTTCAATAGGCTTTACTTTTCCGTAAGTATAAACTATGTCTTTATATTCACCATCAATAATTTGAAAACCCGTTTGTTCAAATCTTGGGTGTTCAACATAACTATACTTCGGGATTGCCATATGAATATTCTTTTTTAGCCGCTTCGTCTATTTGTTGTAATATATCATCTGTAAAATATTTTTCAGGTTCATTGTAAATAGTTTTTGCATATTGTTTTGAACCATCTGGTAACTCAATTCTTGTTGATACTTGTTTGAAAATATTATACTTACACGCTAAGTCTAGTAAACCATAATATTTATCTAAACCCGTTTCGTATCGTAATCTCACATCAACCATCATGTTCTCTTTTGATAATCTGGACTTTTGTGTTTTGCAATGTATTATATTACCAATAACCTCTGTACCATCTTTCTCTTTTTTCTTTGAAAGATACACAATTGTTGAGGCAGCATATTTTAAACCAGAACCACCACCCATTTCTTTTGTAGGCATATATGCACCCACAACATCATAAGTGTGATTAGTAATAACCATTGGCACTTTTGCACGACCTAGTTTTAAAGTTAACACTCTAAACGCAGCCTTTAACACTTGTGCCCTAGTCATATCTCTAGTTTCCTTACCATCTGCTGTATCTTCAACCTCTTTAGTAGTTGATAACATACCTAAACTATCTAAGACTAATAAGATAGGTTTTCTATCTGCTTCATTTTGTTCCATGTACTTGTCTAGTACAGTTAAGGATTGTGTTCTAAATTCTTGTACTGTTGTTACAGGCATGATAACCATACGTTCACTATCAATACCTCTGTCTTCAATTAATTGTTTTGTTAATGCACTTTCACTCTCAAAGTAAATAACACCTGCGTCAGGATTATTATCTAAAAATGATTTACACATACCTAATACAAAAAATGTTTTACCTGTTGCACTTTCACCTGCAATAGCAGTTATTTTGTTTGATGGTATACCACCATGAATACTACCTGACAGTAAGGCATTAAACATATGAGAACCTGTGTTGATAAAAGTATCTACATCACCTGCCTCAACACCTTCGCTTACTAAACTGGCGTATTCGTTTCCTGTGTCTTTAATTATTTGTTTCAGAAAGTCTGGCATTGTCATTCTCCTTTTGTTGTTTCTGTATCATCATTTGTAATTTATCATATATCTTTCCAACGGTTGTACATTCTTCAGCACGAATACTACCTCGTTGTAAAGACGCTTGTATTATTTTAATTATAGTAGCATAATCTGTTACTGTTAGATTTTGTTCGTCTAGTTTTTCCATAAGTTCTTTCATTATATCAGGTCTCCTATAGTTTGTCAAGGACTTTATCATATATAGAATCCGCTATTGCTTTCATCATTAACGGTGGTACCATTCTACCTATTCTTTCTGCCCTTTGATTCCATTTACCGGTTAGAATAAAATCATCTGGTAATGATTGTATTCTTTTCAATTCACCCAAAGTAAGTTTTCGTGGTTCGTTCCAATGAAACGCTCCAGCATTTGTTTGCCCACTACCCATTGCTGTCAATGTAGGTGCTGGTGCAAATTGTGATACTCGTTTTAAATTAAAATGATGACCCTTTGGATGATAGTCACCACCAGTTAAAACTTTGTCTGGATCGTTAGGCATTTTACTACCTGTATCTTTCCAGTATGCTGTATTCACAAATTTTTCTGTTAGTTCTTTTACTTCTTCAGGATCGTATTCCAATCCTTCTAATGCTTCTTTTAAAGGTATAACTTTATTATTTGGTTCAGGAAAAACATTTTGTATTGTCATAAAATTTAATCCAACTTTTTCTGTAATATCGTTTCTTATACCAATAAAGATAACTCGGGTTCTTGTTTGAGATACACTATAATCTTTACTATTCATTACTTGTGAGCAAACATCATAGCCTATCTTTTCAAATTCATTTAATATTTTATTATAATATTCTTTTGCTTCACCAATCGTTAGACCAGCAACATTTTCTGCAACAATAACTTTTGGTTTAATATCATTTGCTACTCGTAGAAACTCAAAAAATAAATCTTCAATGTTTTCTACCATCATACCATCAGAGTATGATTTAGTCTTTCCCCAACCATCAGAATGTTTACCACCTGATGAATGAGATAGTTTACCTGCCACACTAAATGCACTACAAGGTGGCGAACCATCTAGTATATCTATATCAGTTGTACCTGCAATATCTAAAAAATCTTTACCAGATAATTTTTTTATATCACCAGGTAGTATTGGTGTGTCTGGATAATTTTCTCTATATGTATTTTGTGCTTCTTCAACAAACTCATTAATACATAAAATTTTAGCACCTGCAAGTCTGTAACCTGTAGATGAGCCACCTCCACCTGCAAAGGTAGAGATAACATTAAATCTTTCTCGTTTACTGGATTCTATAACGTCTTTTAAATTGTATATCATGCAAAAAAATCCTCAATTGTCGCACTATCAGAAGCGTCTATCTTCCAATTGATAGCGTCAAGTATAAATCGTAAAGGTTCCATAAATGATTTTGTAAATTGTTGTTCGTAATCTATGAGACCGTGCATTTCAAATTCTTTAGGTAATTTTGCCATAAAGGTAATGACATTGGCATTCCACATATTTTTTCGTAAATGTACAAATTTACCTTTATCACCTTCATAGAATTGTTGAAACTTATGTGAAACTTTTTTTGTTTTAAGTAAATGATTATATAACAATGCACCTTTAACATGCATTGGTGTACCTTTCTTGTAGATAGATGTGGTATCACCATATTTGTTTACACCATTAACACTACGAGGAAAAGCAATATCTTCTGGTGGTAGTAACTCAAAGTCTCTACGAAAGTTTACAATAAAGTCTTTCATTTCTTTTTGATCGCCACCCATGATAACTTTAAATGCCTCTTTAAGTTTATCTCTACAAGGTAAAGGGGTTGATGTTTTTACAGCCTCGATACCCATAATCTTTAATTTAGGTTCTGGATATTGTACACCTTCTGAATTGTGTACATTTAAAATATATCTTTTCTTTGCTGTCCATATACCTTTGTCAGCAATTGCCTCTCGTTTCATAACCATTTTATTTTCATAGACATTCATATAACTACCTAGTTCGTCATAACACTTTGTAATATATGGTTCTAGTCTTTCACTACAAAATTTATCTAATGCTTTTACAATTTTATTTTTATCAGTTGCACCAGTCATTTTTACAAGAGGTGCCATATTGATGTAAACGGAATCTGTATCTGAAGCAATAATGTAATCATCTTTTGTTTTATATAACTTATTAAAGTATTCATTTAGTTTGTTATCTATCCAACGTATATTCAGTTGACCAGATGTAGTAATCGCCTCTGCCATTCTATGATCATAGTATCTAAAGTATTTGTTACCAATAGCACCATATGCACTATTTAGCGAAATCTTTTTAGAATGCTGAACCAAATAATATCTTCGTGCTAGTTTTTCATACTTTGGATCTTTGGTGTTAGCATATTGTTGTTCTGCCTCAAGCATTTTCTTTTTATAGATTGTTCTATCATTATATTCTTTTTGTATGATACGAGGTAAGAAACCTTGTTTACCTGTTTTATACATTGTGCCATTGGCAGCCATACAATTACCATCAGAGGTATCTACTTGTTTATCTAACAAGTCAGTTATATCTACATTCTTTTTATCTGGTAAAATAGTTTCAGGTGAAATATTATATTGCATAATAAGATGTGGATATAGTGAATTTAAATCAAAAGATACAACCCAATCATGAAAACCTACTTTAGGATCTTTTACATATGCACCAACAAGTTCTGGTGATGTAGGATTCATATCACGCATTGGAACAATGATATTATCTTTTAGTAATTCATTGAATATAATTGTATCCCACATTCTAACCTGTGAGAATACATCTTCATAATTTGCTTTGGCATTATATGCCATTGTTAATGCTAGTTCAATAAGTTGTAGTCTATCTTCTAGTTTATCAACCAATTCAACGTCTTGTATATTATAATCAATAAATGATTGTATATCTTGTTGGTACCACTCTTTAAAAGTATCAAATGGATTATCATCTTTTTGTTCACCAAGTTCTACTTTACCAATATGATCTAATCTATAACTTTCTTGGTTCTTAATTGTAAATTTACGATAGAGTTGTAAATAGTCAAGTTGAGCAATACCTAGTAATCTATAATAAGTTTGGGTTTTACCTAATTCATATGTTTGATCTTCTTGTATAATATTCCAAGGTGACATGCGTTTCATAGAGGAATCGCCTAGTATCTTACCTATACGTTTAACCAGATATGGAATATCAAAGTATTTACTATTCCAACCTGTAAGAACATCAGGTGAATATGCTGACCAGAATTTTAAAAATTGTTTGAGTAAGTCTCTTTCATTTTCACATTTTACATAATGAACATTATCTTGTTTAACTGTATAATCTGCCATACCCCAAACCAATATTTGTTTTTTAACTTGGTCTTTTACAGTAATACAAATCATTTTTTCAGCACAATCTGCTACATTAGGAAAACCATGTTCACTTTCAACCTCAATATCAATTGTGTAAATACGAAGTTTATCTTTATCGTATTCTGTATTACCTGGCCAATAATCAGCCATGTATTGATATTGAAATCTATCTGTGCCGTGTAAAAAATTTGGGTGCTCTTCGTATCGTTTAATTGTTTGTCTTGCTTCTTTAATAGACTTATATGATACGGAATCTAAACCAATACCTGTTAAGGATTTAAATCGACCTTTACCTTTTGTAGGTACGAAAAGACGAGGAACATATGGTACACGGTCCTCACATCTTTTACCATTGTCGAAATATCTAACAAGTAATTCGTCACCATAAGGCGACACATTGGTGTAAAAATTCATAATATAATTATATCAGGTTTTGACTTAAAAGTCAAGGGTTAAAAATATTTGTCTAATACTTCAAGTTGATCGTGGTATTGTGCGATTATGTTTAATTCTTTTTCTATGGTTTCCATAATGTCACCATGTTCACCAATACCAACAGAACTTTTTAAATAGATTTCTACGTTTGTTTTGTGTTTTTCTATATGTCCAATAGCATGTTGCCTAATTGCTTGGATCATCATTTCTCTGCTCGCCATCCTCGTTTCCTTTCTTTCCAATATTATATTTTGGTTCTAATACCCATTCATGTTTTTCTTTGAATGGTAAAACTTTAATTTGAGATAGTGGTGCTTTGTTTTCCACAATACCTACTAACTCTACTAAACCCCAATCACTTAATAGTTGTGCAATTGTATTTCGTCTTTCAATATCATTTGCAAAAATATTTGCTGTCTTGCCATCTAAAGCAAACAGTTCTTTAAAGTGTACAATAAAGTATCTACCTTGTTTGTGTAGTATGTGACACGATTGATAAATCTTTCGTTCTTTTCTACTTGCTACACCTATTCTGGTTAGTGTCTCTCTAATCTTTAGGAAATCATCTGGCTCTTTTATCTTTACTTCGAGCATACTGTCTGGTTTCCATTCTATAACTTCACTCATTTTCTCCCACCTTTATATAATCTCTCTTTTATATAATCAATCTGTTTTTTAGTCATTAAAGATAAAGCCTCTTGTGCCTTCTTATTAGAATAACCAAAGTGTTGTTTTACAACATCTAGGTCTTTTATCTTCGAAGACTTTAACCATTTACTAAACCTTTTTCTAGACTTTATACTATTTAGATAAAATGAGAATTGCATATGCTTCGTAGCATGATGTAACCTATTCATTTCGTTAGCATACATAACTGTGTCTGAAAAATAAGACAAACCTTTATTGATTATAAAAGGTGGATACTTCTTTTCCCAATCTCTATCATCAGTATCAAGTAATTTCTCTTTACTGTAATTGATAGCTGTGAGATAGTTTGTTAGGCTGTAGTCACTCATTTGAATTTACATTCGGTCATTATCTCGGTGAGACAAGCAACCATGTTCAATTCAGGATCTGCTACAAAGGCATTCTTATATTGATATTCTGCCAGAAGAATAACCATAGGTGGAATACTTTGTGGTTGTAATTCTGTATAAAAGTTTTGATATAAGTCTTTGTATAAACCAGCAGGGTCTTGGTCAATGTGATCTACAACCCATTTTCTCATATCACCAAAGTGTCTATCTTTTAGTGCCTTGTTTAAAGACTTGATATTTGCTTCAGCAATATTAACAAGTATACCTGTATCTATTTTACCTGATACAGAATATCTTTGTAGTTCATTAATAGTTCGTCTAAAGTCTGGATAAAACTTAATAATAAGTTCTGCCAATACCTTTGGTTCAAACTCAATGTTCTCTTGTTCTAGGATTGTGGATAATCGTTTGTGAAATAAACCTGCTAGTTTCTCTTTATCTTTTTTCTGAATAGAAAAATTGATTACCGTACATCTGGAATGAATTGCAGGTATAATTTTATTCTTATAATTACATGTAAAAATAAATCTACAATTATTACTAAATGTTTCTATAAAGTTTCTTAGGGCAGGTTGAACACTCTCAGCATTCATGTAATCTGCTTCATCAACGATAACCACTTTAGGTTTACCTGTCTCATGTAGAGACACAGTTGAAGCAAAGTTCTTGATTTGATTTCTTACAACGTCAATAGATCGACCTTCGTCTGAACCATTGATCATCATAACATCACAACCAAGTTCGTTACATAGTGCTTTGGCTACAGTAGTTTTACCTGTACCAGCAGTACCAGATAATAATAAATTTGGTATTTCACCTTGTTTGAGAACAGATTTAAAAGTCTTTTTAATCTCGACTGGTAATATACACTCGTCAATTGTGGAAGGTCTATACGCCTCCACCCATAATAAATTTTCCATAGATTACCCTTCATACTTAGAAGTGTTTTCTAGGGCGATCCAATATTGTACTGTTTTATTTTTGTGTCTAAAGTTAGATATTAATTTTGAAGATATCAGTACAGTATAATCACCAGGTAACATTTTAAAATGCTCTGTTTTAAAATGGAATACAAACTTTTTATCAGTTGTACCCACTTTAACATCATAGGTATTTGCTGTATCGTTTTTCTTATCAATTGCTGACATGATAATATCATTACCTACAGATTTAACAGCAATGTCTGGTAGTTGTAACATAGACGCAGCTTTCTTAACCTTCGATAGGTCAGTTTCCGTCAATGTAAACTCTACCTCTGTTGCAGGCATTTTAACATCTTTTTGTGGAGTTGTAAGTATGGATTCATCAGCAAAATAGTATTTGGATTTTGTTGATGTACCTTCTTCATTAATAGTCATATGTTTTTCATCAAAGTCAAACACAGGTTTATTAAACAAAGATAACATACCTAAAAATTCAGATAGGTCATAGATGGCAATGTCTTGTGGAAATTCTTCTTCAACACCAGCAGTTGCCAATATGTTTTTCATAGTTGAGATTGTTTT